GCGACTTTTTATTTTTTGTGCATTCTGTATATAATCTTCTATAACGTAGCTCGGCGTGATGTAAATTTTTCACTTCATCACATTCAATTCATCTTTTCCAGTCATGTTTCTTCGTCCCACAATACTGAAAAGTCTGCTTCGGCGCTTCTTTTGCCGACCGGTTTCTTTGTTCCTTCGTTTTGCTGATCCGCTACTGACTGTTCCCATGGTCCTTCCTTTCTGAACATTTCCTTCATGTTCTGGCTGCGTGAGTTAAGATTGATAATCGGTACATCTACATTGAGTTCGTCCGGCACGATACCCACGATCACAACCTTTGTTGGCTCTATTGCGTCTAGCATTTCCTTGAAATTCTCGCAAAATTCCATTCTGGCAGACTTAGACCGTACTCTCCCATTAGTGCAACATGATACAGTGCTTCTGTGCGGCGTACCGTCAAAAATCCACGGCATTTCCTTTGGACTGATAACATTTACCGATGGTATGATATTAACACCTAAAATCGCAAAATAGAAGCCTATGGCATGATTCCTGTATAGGTTGTATATATTTAGTGCCGTAGGCATCCCGGAAGCAATTGTGAAATCAGGACTGCAAACTGAATGGAAACATTTCAGATGTTCTACGTGCTGGCCCGGCTGATTCCATATCTGTAAGAAACTCTTGTCATCAATATAAAAATTTATCGTCAAGTCCTTGTGCCCTTTTAATGATCTGGATTTTGAAGAAACGAAGTCTATGCTTTTCTTCGGTACCAGCTGTATCGGCGGAATAACCGGTATCTGGTACGGGCCATCCAACTCTGCGCCGGTTATCAGATATTCTTTCATTACATCGTATGCGGTATGTATCATACTGTCTCACTCCTTTGAATATATTATACTGTATTCATTAAAAAAGTGCAAAAAAATAATCGCCTTTCAGCGATTTTATCTGAGGCTTTCTTATATCTCGCATACAAGATTCCTCCATGTCTTATTATTGAATATTTGTTTGTGTTCCCTAGGGTGTTCCCTTGCGGATTCCAGAAGTCCCGAAACCCGCATAAAATCAAGGTTTTCTTAGCAGCCAGTACGGGAATCGAACCCGTTTATAGAACCCTTATTTTCCAGTAAAATCAAGGGCTTTCGGGATTTTCAAGGTGTTCCCTTTTGTTCCCTAGCTGTTCCCTGTCAGTAAAAAACAACCATACTTTAGATCAGATTTTTATTTTGCTATAACCGAAAATTCCTGAATATTATCCATGATTTCCTGCTTTTTTGCAAGTGTTTTTCTGTCTCTGTGGTAGAAATTCTCGGAACATTTTATATTTGAATGTCCCATCTGAGATATTACCATCTGGTTGTCAATACTGTGATCGAGAAGAATTGAACAGTAAGTTTTTCTGATTTTGTGCGGTGATTTCTGAACACATCCTGTTTCTTTACAAGCCTTATATAGTCGCCGTCTAAATACAGATGCATTAAGCCTATGACCATCCATAAAAAATATGTACTCGTAAAATGCTGACATGCATCTTAGTCTTTGCAGAATCCAGACACATCCATGTGGAATCACTATATTTCTCACGCCTGCTTCTGATTTTGGAAAGTTCTTTACATCAAAAATTAAACTATGATCAACAGTGTACCGTGTCTCTGTGCGACGTATCTTTAATATGCTTGGACTTTCCACGTTGCTGCTATAAACCCAGTCTTCCCACTTTAGCGAACTTAATTCGCCGACTCTTATTCCAGTCACAAACATAAGCAGAATTCCAAGATTTACCATATCAAGATTGTCTTTGAGATAATCAACGATTCTTTTCATTTCGGCGTCGCTGAATACCTCTTCTAATTCTTCCTTAACATTCTTCTTAAATTCACGGTCGCTCACGTCCAGATCATAAAAAAGCTCTTCCACGTTCCAATCTATCAGTTTCTTTCTCTTCGCCCATTTCAATGTGCCTCTGGCTATTGTCTTGAGGTTTGAGAATCCCTTTGCTGTCAGATTGTATTTCCCCGTCTGCTCTTCAAGGAAACTACTAAAATCCTCCGAGTCAACATCTCGTATTCTTTCAGTACCAAATTCTTTGAAATGGCGGTCAAAAACCTGTTGGTATCTCTGCTTTGTGGACATTGATATCTTGCCCAGTTCCTGACGGCGTTCAAGCCATTCATCAAAGATTTCACTTATTTTAGGATTCTCAATCTTTTCCTTATAGATTCTGACTATTTCATCTTCCAGGTCTTCCCTGTTTCTCCTCTTAATCAGTCTTCTTTTCTTAGTTTCATCATCATAAATACGGATTTTCCAATATCCGTCCGAAGCCTCCCAAATACTAGCTTCATATTGTTCCAATATGTCCCTTCTTTTGCTCATCTCTATGTTTTCTTGTATGTGAGATAAGTCGATAATACCATTCTCTATAGCATATTTCAAGTCGTCATTATTCATAAAAAATAAGGAGGAACCGGGATATCCTTTCGCTGGCCAGCGGTTCCTCGTTCCTCCTTTCTTTCACACATAATCAAAAATATTCATCTGTCCTTCCGGCATATCATCTTCGAGATTAAAGAATTTACAGGCAATGAAATTTCCATGCCAATCCCGATCACCGCCGTACATCAGACATTTTCCTCTCTTTCCGTCCCTATAGAATCGGCATTCAGCGCATTTATGCTGATATGCTGTTCCTCCAGAACGCTTATACATTTCGCTTATTGTTCTCATGTTCTTCCCTCTTCCATGCAAACGGCGGGATTTTAAAGCTGTGTTGGCAGGTAACTCGAAGCGCACAGCTCTCACATTTATTATCTGTCGCTTTGCAGTAATCCATGATGATGTTTACACACGTTCCTGCCATTTCGGGTGTGATGTCATAATCCATATTCACTCTCTCCACCTTTTCTCTTACCACGCTTTAAAATTCCTTTCTGTACGCATTCCGTAGGCGGACAGCCTCTTGAATGACCAACAATAAGAATATAATCACAGGTAGCATTCGATATAGATGACGGACTGCTTTTAGAAAGATATACGCATTTCATGCATTGATTACGTTTCAGCTCAAATACTTCCCTCTCTGACATTTCTTTCCATCTTTTTATTCTCATTTTGCTACTCCCATTCCTTGAATCATCTTCATTCTCAAATGTTCCGCGATGTGCTCCCTGACGGATTCTTCCGGAAATGGAATTTCAAGCGACCGTTCCAGAATCCTATTTGTGATCCTCTCATCGTATTTCAATTCTGATATCTGGCAGTTACTTGTGAATATAGTAATTTTCCTATCGACATACCGTCCATTAATAATGCTATAGAATCTTTCATTAATCCAGTCCTTGCCAGAATCGGCACCGAAGTCGTCAATGATAAGGATTTCTGTTCTGGATAAATCCTCTATCAGCTTTCCTTCCGCATTCTCTTTGACTCCCCACGTGTTTTTGATCTCATCAAGGATTCTGAGAGACGTGGTGAATTTGACAGGCTTCTGGTATTTCTTCATGATTTCATTTGCCAAGCTGCATACTGTTTTAGTTTTGCCAGAACCTTTTGCATTCGAGAAAAGATATAATCCTATTCCTTTCTTCTGCATATCAGTAAGGTTTTTAAACCAATAATTTACCGCCTGAGCTGCCTGAGAAAATACTTTTCGGCTCTCGGCGTTCAAATATACACTTGACTTCAAATCGTTGAAATTTGAGCCTTTAAACACGTTTGGAATCTCTGCAAATTTCAACTGATTTTCAAGGATTGTTCTCTTTCTGATTCCGCAAGGGCATTCCTCACAATAAGGAATACCACTTGCGTCTCTTACCCATCTCCACCCGCTGTCCCCGCATTCAGGGCATTCAAGCGAACGGGGTGTCTGATTCTTCTCTGTTCCATTCTCCAAGTGGGATGATTGGTTCGACATTTCTTTGAGCTGCGCCAGTTCCATTTCGCATATCCTCCCTGTTATGGTATTTATTTTCGAGTATTTTTAAGAAGTTGTTCGGTTTCACGAACCATTCAAAGCTTATTATAAAATCAGTTTTCTTTCCCATGAGGAAGTCACTGTTTTGTACATTTTTCAACGCTTCCATTACCTTGTCCATGCCGTATTCACGGATTCTTGCTTTCAACATCTGCGTTCGCCTTGCCGTCATTCTTACGACTGGCTGAATACCGAACTGCTGAAGCTTATTCCATTCATCAACTACTTTCTGCACATCACCGGGTTTGACTAAATCTTTTTCGCAAGAAATCTGTTCTGGAATTTCCGGCACGCATTCTTCTTCTGACAATTCTTTCTGACGTTTTCTATGCTCGGCAACTCGTTTTCTTGTTTGTTCTCTGATTTTTTCAAGTCCGTCAATGTTCTGATGTTCTTCCCATCCGGGAATTGAAAGCAATGTTCCGTCTCTGGTTATCATACCGAACTTTTCAAGAATTGTGAGTGCAAGCTCGATCACACTCTCGTCAAAGTCCAGCTCGTCAGCTAGCATCTTGTTTGTATATGGAATATTCTCTGTCAGAAAAATAATCCCGTTTGAATTACAACGCCCCGCCATCGTCAATAACATCATCCAGATCAGCACGATATTATTTCCTTCTGGAAGTTTTCTGATATGCCGGATTTTCTTGTTGTCGAACATATCTATTTCTAATCGAATCCAACTCACTTTTGTCATTTAGCCACCTTCCCGTCTGGTAAGGACATTTCCGCCCTTACCACATTGATTTTCGGATGAATTTCTCCATTAAAGAGTCCATCCAATTTTCTGTGTGCTTTTCACAGGTATCATCTTCCTCTATCAGGATGCCTTTGCGGTCACACAGCCCGTTGTCGTTTTCAATACAAGTTTTGCATGTTTTATCTGCCATTTTCCTCACCCCAATCTAATTTCTGTCCGCACTTATTACAATAAAAATCCGATTTATAAAGTTCTTCTATATTGCAAACCGGACAGTTACCTTTTGTCGTATAATATCTGCCAGAAAAATCGGAAATAGTTTTCATGTCATTTGGTTTCATTGGGGTCTGCTTTTCTAACGCTTTAACTGCTAATTCTAATGCTTCACGGTACTCAATAATTTCTGGCACATTCGACCAGACCTTTTTAGCTAAGTCAATGCGTTCCTGTAAGATTTTAATTGCTTCTTCTGGTTTCATGTTAATCCTCCCATTCCAAATATTTTTACTCACTTTCTTCTATCTGCAAAGCTTTCCACAAAATCTACATCTGTACACCCATCCTCTTCTGTGATGATGGTATTTAATCCATTGATGTCTATGCATGTTTTTCCTTCCATTTTCCGCAATAATCATCGAAATCAACTGCTGTTCCATGTAATTCTGGGTCCGGATTCGTGCACACATAATCCAGAAACTCACGAACCCATTTGCGATAAATACATGTTCCACACATTTCGGGAATCTTATTATATTTCATTGACTTAGGCATTTTTAGCATTCTTCATCTCCTCCAGCTTCTTCTCAGCCTCTTCACGGGTAAGAAATACAGTTTTACCAAATCGGTCAACATAAGTGCTTACAGTTATAGACGAAAGATAAGTTGGATACACATAATATTCTTTTTTACTATCACATTCGTATTCACAGCCACTACAACTGTATTCATCAAATCTTGAACCACATTCTGAGCAGACTGTCCATCTGGAAGAGATAATATATATTTCTTTATTATTAGCTGGCAACCTCACAAATAAGCCCTGTTCTTCTAAGTCTTCATATTCAGCGAGTGCATTCATTACATCATATTCTCTTTCTCCCTCGAAACAAACATCTGGGAAATCACTTCCGTCATGTATTGCAATAGCTTTTTCGCCATCACTAGTAAATCTTTCAGTCCATCTATCCATTTACTTCACCTCTTTCAGTTTCTCGACTGCCAGCTTCAATGACTCTACAAATTCATCATTCAACGCTGTACGATCTGGATTCTCGATAAATTTTTCAATATCTTCAATTGCTTTCTCTTCGGGTGTACAAAATGTGAATTTTCCTGATTTCACAATTTCAAGAAGTTCATCAATGCTATTTCCCCAATTATATGTATCGCACAAGCTCTTGTTGCACTTGGCTGACCACAATGTGCATTTTAAGCAGCTACGTCCTTTGCAATTGCGCGTATCTGCAATCCACTCAGCAAACTCTCTTGCCGTCATTTCTTTTGTCCCGAGGAGTTCTGAAGCTTCGTAGAAAGCATCACACTCTACTCCGATACGTGCGCTGTGCACCACATCTTTGTTATTACAAAATTTTAAAATATCTGGAAAATGTTGTCCTGGCAATGGTTTACAATTGCCTTTCGAATACCAATGGAATCCCTGTTTCTCAGCTTCTTTGAGAAGCATTTCATTTTCTTCTTCTGTCTTAACCAAGATACATGTATTTCTTAAATCAACCATCTGCGTTTCCTCCTTTAATTTTGCTAATACAAGTGTTCCAACCTCGAATCCATGCAAGACTAAGTTTACTTCTCCAATATTCCTCTTCTTTCTCCTCCGGCAATGGCTTCAATGGACACCAATCAGGTCTAATACTCAAATCTGTAATATCTCTATTGTTTACTCTGCAGAACGGGTGAAGCACTCCACTGCGTAAAACGCATAAAGCACAATATTTTGGCGTATCAATCACTAATACTGATTTACTCATCTGTGTTCCTCCTGTAACAACTCTGGATTGTCGAAAATGTTTCCAACTGGCATAGTGTCTACCATGTTAATCCAATACCCTAAATCTTTTCTAAGACATTTGCCATCCGGCCAATCTACATAGAATCCGACATGCTCTGTTTTCTGAGAATCAAAACAATTTTGATAGCATCCATATTTGATTAGACCATAGATTTCTCCGAAATGATATTTGATAATATCATTTTCCCAAATCCTATTTCCGTTCTTATCGCAAAGTCCTGTGAACTGGCAGAGGGTTTCTGGAACAATTTCCACACATTTCCATCTTACATAATTGTCTGCATACAAGATTAAATGTCTTTTGCCTAAAAGGTCATATTTTTCCACATAATTTCCCTCAACCCATTTTTCACTAACCATTCTCTTTGCTCTAAAAAGAATCTCTCTCATTCAACTCCGCCACCTTTCACGATTTTGATTGCAACTTCAAACGCATCAGTTTCACCCTCGAAATACTCCGATGCTTTCTGTAATGCAGCAGTTCTTGTCTTTTTTGTTTTCAACTGCTCCACAACCTTGTCCAAATCAAAAGCTGTCGGCTGCTCAATAACTGCACCTATTGCAAAATCCATATCCGAATTTCCAAGAGAGTCAATTATTTTGTCTGCATCAATCAGTCTACTCATCTGATTCCTCCCTGTGCTTACATTTTAGGTCCTCTAAAAATTACTATCATTGACGGAAACGGTGCGCTATTCTTGCTGTCTCCGAATTTTAACCTTCCTCTTAAAAATCTAATCTCAGATCTGTGATATACAAAATCTTGAAACCACTTCGTGTCTGTCCTTGCCGGAACTAGTAAAACAACGAGCGTATTCTCTTTATGTCCTTCCTGATAGCTTTTTTCAACCCATTGATATATTTCTCTTCCATAGGGTGGGTTGCAAAACACTCGCATTCCTCCCCAATCCTGTATAAGACCATTTTCATTTTTAGTAAAAAATTTCTCGCATTTATGGTTTTTTGCGTCCGCACATGGGTCTAGTGTGAAATCAAACTCTTTGTTTAATTCATCGAAAATATATTTAGGTGTAGCCCATTGATCGGAATTGCTACTAAACAAACTTTTTTCCATTTTGTCCTCTTATTCCTCCCACACTCCCAACAACCGCATCCTCTCATACAGTACAGCGACGGTCTTGCGCCTGTATCCGTAAAAGTCCTTCGGATTCATCGGGATATATCTTTCTCTGCTGATTTTCCTGTAGCTTTTCCGGTGTAGGATATTCTCAATAACCATATCCGCTATCACCGTGTTTTTCGGACAAGCTGACAAGGCAGCACTGGTAAGCAGGTATCCGTACTCTGCCGGGAAGTCTTTCAACATCGCATTCAGTTTTTCAATGTCCTCTACTGGAATACCGTAATCTTTCAGCTTTTTATTCCTTGTCAGCACAATCTCACCTCATTTCAACAATGCTATAAAAAGTGTTATTCCAAAGATACCTGTCATAATATCATCAATTTTTCTTGGCTGGATTTCACTGTAAATCATCAACTCTAATCTACGCCATACAAGACACCAGATGTAGATTGCTACTCCAGTCATAAAAGCCGCTTTTAAAACTTCCATTTGCCTCTCCTTTCTAATCGTCTGGGTGGTGCTTGTCGTACATAATCGCTACACATACAAGGCCAGTCACTCCGAATATGGTTCCAAGGGTGAATCCTAATAAGAATGCAATCATACAACCACCTCACTATCTGCTGGCATCTGATAATCAATATGTCCATTTACATAGGCTTCCTGAATCATATCCAGTACTTTCATGGCTTTTGCTTTGGTGGAATATTCTCCGAGTAAGCAACACCATCCCATATCTCTTCTTGCGCTTATTACTCCACCCGAAACTTCGATATTAAGTAAATTTTCAAAAGCAACTAAAACTTCTTTATTCTGACTTCTGATTAACATTTTGCGTCCTCCTTAATCTTGCAAAAATCGCATTCAGTATTGCATTTTTCCCACTCGTCTGAATATTCTTCATATCCATCCGCTCCATTCAAATACTTGTATGCAAGTACATTCATACATCTTTCACAGGCCGTAGAATAAACAACAAGTGCTTCCTGTAGTGTATAATCTCCGCTGTTTACCATTGCCATTATGACATCTTGATTTCCGCCTCCAATACTTGTATGTAAGTCAATAAGTGGTGTAGTACCCGTTCCATAATCCCATTTTCTTCCCCATGGTTGCCACCACTTTCTTGTTTGACTACACCCGCAATTAGTGCATATATGGCCTTTTAATCCCTTTATCAGACCTGTATCCTTTTTCCAATATTTTCTTTTGTGTTTGCACGTTTCCTTTTGAGATTTGCTATGTACCGCATAAATGCTTTCCGTTATTTGCAGTGGGAAACAAGAATGATACGTTCTCGCCTTTTCCGGTGTTTTACACATTAAATCTTCTTTTTGATTAATCACATTTCCGTTTTCATCCTCGTACCAAGTTCCTAACTTCAATTTTGCTTTATCAATATTCATTACTTACCTCACTTTCCCCATGTAAGCAACTGGCACGCTATTGTGCAGTCCTCCATGATTTCTCAATATTCAATAAAATCAGACAACTCCATCTGACCAACGATATTGTTGTCTTGCATCCACCATAGATAGACTTCTTCGCCACAGCTCCACTTCGTATCTTTTCCACGTCTGCGGCGTTCCTGGAGCATTCTGCCAAAAGAATGTATGTACGCTTGCTTATACTTAGGGAAATCATGCATTTCCTTTTCCCTCTGGCTCTTTGATGCAAGCGGGCATCCTAAGCAGCCTAGCCTGTCATATCCACATCGATACAGTTCGCATACCTGAACATCTTTCTCACCAATGAACTGCCAGATATTCTGATCTGTCCAATCAATGATTGGATTGACTACCGTCTTTGCTTTCATCTGGCAATTTTCAAACAACCTTCGAGTATCGCCATTGTCTGTGATAAGCATTTTCTCGTCAGAAACGCCAATGCTTTTGCTTGCCGTCTGCCCTAATACTTCAAATGGGCTTCTGCTACTTCTCTTGTTGCTTTCATCCCATCTGACGCCTGTTGCAATCATTCTGTTTGGATTACCGCCCTCTTTCAGTTCTGAGCAGCAATACCGAACGATTCTGGTAGGTGGCATCAGCTTTCTGGGAATGAGATTCCACATTGTAAGACGGTTGTTGTTTTCCTGCACATGATAGTCGATCTCGCATTTAATACCTTTTTCTGCCAATTCGGAAAACACATTTTTGATATGCCTTACTGTCTGCGGTGCGTCAACAGTGGTATGTGAATTATGAACTTCGAACGGGATTCTGGATATTCTGAATAGTTCCAGAAGTACGTCCGAATCCTTTCCGCCGGAATACTCGCATACAAGTGGTTTGTTATAATGTTTCAGTGAAATATCGCTTGCCAATTTCAACCTATCTATGGATTTTTCAATTAATTCTTTCACACGCCATACTACAAATATCCGTATGGCAATTTTACAATCTGTTTTATAGCCTTGGGAGTTATTACCTCTGACCATTAGTCTGTTCTGCACTACGCAGGAGAACCAAGGCATTCCAGTCTAGCATTTATCAAATTTTACCCAACCTATTCTGATTAGGTGGAACCTCGTTTCACGAGGATAAGTGTTATTCCTTTCTGTATTTGCCTAAAATTTTCATTATCTTTTCTACGTAATCAGCCATCTCAAGAATATCTTCGTCGTCCATCCATTTCAGCCCATATTTGTTTTCAAACTGATTAAGCTCAAACTCCATATCTTTTACCAGAACAAACTTCTCCGCAAGTTCATTTTCTTTTCTGGCATTTTCATCGTATTCGTAAAACTTTTCGCCTTTTCCATGTTCTTCATATATATCTGTTTCGATCTTGGTTCTTTTTGGAGTGATTCTTGTAATCTTAACCGGAATAATTTTTCTATGTCGGAACGTCGATAACCACCCGCAATTCACCGTTCTGGCGATTCCAACGGTATCTCCTACCTTTAAATCGTCTCTGTTGATTTCTTTTAACTTAATGTCCATTTCTTGCCCTACTTTCATTTAACCAAACGCTACCTGTCCGTTATTCTGCATATAAATCATCGGTGCGGCTTTACGCTCTCCGACTTTCAGATACGGGCAATTAGCTTTTACAAGTGCTTCTGCCATAACCGGCACAACGCTGTTCACGATTTAAACTTTACTGCTTTAAACGCAGTTGTTTGAGATATTCCCAAAGTCTCACCTATTTTTGAAAACGACATTCCTGTATTCCGAAGTTGTTTTGCTTTCTCTGAGTATTGTTTAGGATAATTGCTGTATATTTTAAGTCCTGTATTTATTGCATGTCTCAAATTTTGGCTTCTAGTTACTATCTCTAAATTTTCCAGTCTATTATCCTGCTTGTTTCCGTTCTTATGATTTATGTCCATTTTATCTGGTATTTTATCAACGAAAAGTTCCCACATTGCTCTGTGTGCAAGCATCAAATACTGTTTCCCATCTTTCCATACAACTATTCCTAAGTATCCAGATTTTAGTCTTACTTCCATTCGTTTCGGCTTTATGGGAATTATTTTAAAAGGGTCATTTGTTTTATTTGCTATTTTCCAAAATTCCCCGTTTTTTTCTACGTAAATTACGCCTTGTTCTACTTGCTCTCTGATTACATCTATTGCTTTCATCCTTTCTCCTCATACTCTCCGAATCCAAATTCCTTGTTAATATCAAAAGAATCAAATTCAATCTGCAAACCCATTTCTTCCTTAATTTCCTTGTATGCTGCTTCAACGCCGATTTCCTCAACATATCTTTCGGCTTCGGTAATCTTATCAATGAAATTCTGGTTTGCTTTCTTGAATCCCCATGTTTTCTTGATTGCAATAACAGAAATTAAAATATTTGCCACGGCAATATAATCTTCTGCTTTCCACAGCTTTTCCTGTGATTCTTTGATAAGCTGTTCTCTAATTTCCTGTTCTTTTGAATCCAAATACGCTTTAAGAGATTCGATTCTTACGCCAGTCTGTCTGGAAGCCTGCTCCATTGTAAAGCCAGTTATGTTAAGTGGCGCCGGGATTAAGCTTCTTTGATTCTTTGATTTTTTAATTTTCAACTTCCCCAACCAACAGCCCTCCTTATCTTCTGAGTCAGAATGTCAAATTCCATCAACATCCTGCGATCATTCTTGTTTGAGTATGCGATTGTTTGTTGCCCATCATATATGACCGCATATCTTCCGTTAATGTCATATGCCCCGCTGATTGCCTGCGATATCTGGCTTCTTGTCTTTCCTGTCAATTCTGATATTTCAGCAAGCGTCAGCTCCCCGATATACTTTGAACCGTCGTATACGTCATACAGTTTCATGCTTCTTTACTCCTATTAGTTCATATGTCCTGTGCGAACCGGTTCCGTGAAATACGATCAATCCATCTTCTTCGAACTGTCTCAGGTGTCTTTGAACGGCTGTCATGATAAATTCCAGTTCATCAGATATAATTCTTGTCGTCGGTGTGCCTTTATGCGATTTTGAGTATTTCAAAATAAAATAATAAATATCCCGGCGGTTCTGCTTCCATTCCATATGTTTCCGATGTCTAAAATTATCCATTTTTACGATTCCTTTATAAAAAATCTTCTATGCTTATCTGACTGTTTTCCTCAAAAACAAGCATTTCTTCTTTTGCTCTCTTAAAGAAATTTCTATCAATTTCAAATCCGAAAGCATTTCTTCCTATTTCATGTGCAGCTCTTAACGTTGCCCCGCTTCCGCAACATGGGTCTATTACTACATCTCCGGGATCAGTAAACGTTTCAATCAATCTTTTTAAAAGTTTGACTGGCTTTTGTGCCGGATGAATTTTAGGAATATCTTTTCCATCTTTCTCCCAATCGAACCAGTTAAAAACCATGTGCCCTGTACCTCTGATTGTTTTTCCGTTTTCGTCAGTCTGAACGCCGTTCCTAAACTTAGGAAGCCTGTCTCTGTAAAACAATAATGCGTATTCCGTAGCTCCAACCACACGCATATTCGCTTTTAATACTTGAGGGCTGTAATTTTTTATGAAAACAAGCGGGATATAATGCACAAAACCATGTTTTTCAGCAGCTTTAATCAATGTTTGTGTTTGTTCAAACGAGTAAAATACAATCATGCATGGAGAATTGCTACTTCTTCCTCTTGGTACAGGTGTTGTATCTTCTTTTTTTAACATTCTTGAACAAAAGTGAAAGTATTCATATAAGTTAAAATTAAAATCTGAATTAAAGGCAGCTTTTCCCGCTAGTTTACTTTCGCCATTTTTATTATCCCCCCCCTACATACCACATAGGGTTGCTCCCGTAAAAATTATTCGCTACATTATACGGAACATCAGCTATAACGAGCTGTGCTCTTGGAATTGCATATTTCTTGTAATTTTGCATTGAGTCTCTGTATATTTCGCATTTTAATTTCATATTTCAAAGAAGCCCGGTGCACCCTTGCGTCACATGAAGGCAAGCTCCTTTCATTTTTTATTCGTACGTTTTCTCATCAATCAAGTTCTGGAATTTTTCAAAAGCCCGAATTGATACTTTGTTATTCTGTTTCTCTGGCTTCAAAGAAACTTGCAAGTGCGTGTCTATGATATGCGACAGCTCTCTGGCGAGGGCTTTCTTGCCTTGCTGTATGCCGTCCCTATAGCCTTTAGCAGGCTTAAATTCATTTATCTTCTCCTTTCCTTCGCCTTGGCTACCAGATGTTTTGTTGTACCTGCATTGATACCCCTTTTTGGTATATTCCAGAATCCAAAACTGCTCCATTTCATCCAACTTATCCGCTGGATAATGTATAAAGTTAATCATCCATCCATACGGGTTATCTACGCTGAAAAAACCTCGTTTTTTTATAGACAGATCAATGTGTTGATAACCTGTGAGGTGTGAACACATTCTTTGAATTATATGAACCGCCTGACCGATATAAAAATACTGGATTCCGTTTTCATCAATTCTAGTCAGAAAATAGATTCCGCTTTGATTGTCGAGTCTCGGATTGATTTTCAACAGTCTTTTTTTATTCTCAGCTTCAATCGCCTTAGCTTTTACAAAATTTTTATAGTTGTTATTC